TTCTCGATGGTCGCGGCGCTGGACGAAGAGGCGGCTGAGGCGCTGCGGCGGGCCTCGGAGGCCTTGGCTCCAAATGGCCAACAAAGCTGACAAGCCTTGGCAAGCACCGGCGCTGCCGGGCGCTTGCCTGCCCGGCTCGGAGAGCGTGCCTCCTGGCCATTTTATTGACGAGGAGTGCACGGCAGATCAGGACAGCTTCCTGATCATTATGACTTCCAGAAGAGCCGGACGCACGATGGCCTCCTTGAAGGCGATCTTTGACCGGTGCCGGTGGGAGGGGACGTGCCTGCTCTGGCAGGGATCCGATTCTGGGACGGGACGCGGTGGTGGCTATGGCCGGATCAAGTACGACGGAGCCAACTTCGCTGTCCACCGGCTCGTGTACCAGCTAGTCTACGGCCCGATCTCGCCTCGCAAGCAAGTCGACCATTCGTGCAACAACCGTCTGTGCTGCAACCCGGACCACCTTCAGCACATGACCCACAAGAAGAACCAGAAACTCAGAGACAAGCGGCGCTCTGAGGCCAAACCCTGAGAGGCGACCATGATCATCTTCGACACCGAGACCACCGATCTCGTTACCAGCAGCGATGCGCCGCTGCACACCCAGCCCAAGATCATTGAGCTATTCGCTCTGAAGGTTGACGACGTCAGCTGGGAGATCAAGGGCGAGCTTGAGCTGCTGATCGATCCCAAGATGGCGATCACAGAAGAGATCACCAAGATCACCGGCATCAAAGACGAGGACGTACGTGGCAAGGGCGAGTTCCCTGAGCACTACAACGTCATCAACGACTTCTGGCTCGGAGAGGCTCACAGCGTCGGCCACAACCTGACCTTCGACTGCGACATGCTCGAGATCGAGCTTCGGCGGATCGGCAAGGTCACCCGGTTCCCGTGGTCCAAGAACCGTCACTGCACCGTCGAGGATTCCGAACACTACATGGGTCGTCGCCTCAAGCTGATCGACTTGCACACCTACCTCTTCGGCGTTGGCTTCGAGCAGGCCCACAGAGCGCGGAACGACGTTATGGCTACCTACCGCTGCGCCAAGGAGATGGCCAGCCGGGGGGACCTCAATATCTCCTAGGTCTTAGCTTTTCCGAGTGCCTCTGCTTCCCAGCGGAGGCATCTTTCCAAAGACACAGGAGACGAGCCTTGAGAACCAGAAGCGGTTATTCCTTCCGTACTGCATACGGATTCCTTCCCGACGTGCTAGCTCGCATTGAGACTGAGTACGCCCCCCTCACAGACCGAGCCTCTGCCTACGGATTCAACCGTTGGCGTGGGTTGTGCAAGAAGGCGGGCAAGCGCCCGATCTTCGGTGTTGAGCTCGCAGTCACTGACTCGCCCAATGCCAAGAAGATGAATCTCAATCACGTGACGCTGATTGCGACCTCTAGCCTCGGGCCGATCAACTCGGCTCTGGAGCTGGCCTTCAGCAAGTTCCGCTACGAGCCGCTGCTGACCTACGCCGATCTGAACGCTCTGGACCCGAGCGTCAAGGTCATCCTAGGCAGGCGCATCAACCCTGAGCTCCTCGACAAGGACCGTGAGTGGTACTACGCTCAGGGGCCGAGCCAGATCCCGGCCATGAAGCGTTGGGCGAGTGAGCTGGGCTGGAAGCCTATCGCTAGCTCTGACAATATGTACCCTGCGCCGGAGGATCGCCACGCTTATGCGATCGCCATGGGACGGGACGCCAGCACGCAGACTTGGTCTCAGCACCTGATGTCTGACTCCGAGCTCCGTCAGTATGCGACGCCGGAGGCATTCGCGAACCGCGACGCTCTTGCCGCGCTCTGCACCGCCGATATGCTGGAGCCGAAGCTGGTGAAGCCCGCGACCGACAAGACGGTCGATGAATGGTGCTTGGAAGCCGCCCCCCGGCTTGGCGTGGACCTGAGCAATCCGATCTATGCAGCGCGGCTTGAGCGTGAGCTCGGAGTCATCAAGCAGCTGGGCTTTGAGGACTACTTCCTCATCATCGCTGACCTCGTGGGCTTCGCCAAGACCAAGATGTTCGTGGGTCCGGCCCGTGGCTCGTCTTGCGGTTCTCTGGTTTGCTACCTCATGGGCATCACCACGGTCGACCCGATCGAGCATGACCTGCTGTTCGAGCGGTTCCTTGACCCGGGTCGTGCCGACCTTCCCGACATCGACATCGACTTCAGCCACCAGCGCCGGGATCAGGTCTTCACCTACCTCGCAGACCGCTATGGCCGGGATCACGTGGCTCGTCTTGGGACAGTCTCGTTCCTGCGTGAACGCCAGCTGGCGAAGGAAGTCTCTGCTGTCCTCAAGGTGCCTCACTTCAAGTTCGAGGCTGTGGTCTCGAACATCGAGAAGAACGAGGGTAACACCACGTTGATGATGGCCCTGCGCAACACTCAGGATGGCGCCAAGCTGATGCGCGAGTACCCTGAGCTGGACATCATCGAGCGCCTGGAGGGCCACCCGCGCCACCACTCCACTCACGCGGCTGGTGTGGTGGTGACCGACCTTCCCGTCCACGAGTACGTAGCGGTGGACGCTCGCAACAACACTGCGGAGGTCGACAAGAAGGATGCAGAGGCGCTCGGCCTGCTCAAGATCGACGCTCTGGGTCTGAAGCAGCTGTCCATCTTCGAGGACTGCCTTGAGCTGATCGGCAAGCCCTTCAAGTGGCTCCAGACCTTGCCGCTCAACGACCCTGCGGCATTCAAGGTTCTCAATGATCGGCTCTTCTCCGGCGTGTTCCAGTACAACGGTCGTGCGGTGCAGCAGGTCTCGTCCTCCTTCCACATTGAGGAGTTCGAGGACATGGTTGCGACCACGGCTCTAGCTCGACCCGGCCCTCTGGGTGCCGGTGGCACAGACAAGTGGATCGCGGTCCGGCGCGGTGAGTCACAAGCCTTGATAGAGCACCCAGCCTTCGAACCGATCCTGGCCCGCACCAAGGGCATCGTGCTCTATCAGGAGCAGGTCATGCAGGCCGGTCGAGAGATCGGAGACATGGATTGGGTCCGGGTTACCAAGCTGCGGAAGGCAGTGCAGTACTTCGGCGGCTCCAAGGGCATGGAAGAGTTCCGTGACGAGTTCATGGCTGGCGCGACCGCCAAGGGGATCGCGACCGAGGTTGCCACTCGCTTCTGGGATGACCTGCTGACCTACGGGTCCTACGCGTTCAACCGCTCGCACGCAGTGGCCTACTCCATGATCTCCTACTGGTGCTGCTATCTCAAGGCTCACCATCCGCTGGAGTACGCAGCGGCCCTGCTCAACCACGAGGCTGAGCCCTCTCGTCAGCGCCTGCAGCTGCGCGAGCTTGAGGCGGAAGGCGTGAGCTACGTGCCAGTGGACCCCGAGACCTCCGGCCTCAAGTGGCAGGTGACCAAGAACGGTCTGGTTGGCCCGATCACGCTGGTCAAGGGTATGGGCGGTCGTACGGCCCAAACCTACGTGCAAGCGCGGGACCGGGGGGTGGACCCTCCTAAGCGGGCAGTCACGCTACTCAAGGATCCGAAGACCCCCCTCGATAGTCTGCAGCCGATCTCTCAGGCAATCAAGACCCACCATCCGGACCTGACCGCCATCAACATCTTCTCGACGCCAACCCCGGTGGACCAGCTGGGAGAGCAGGCGACCCGGGACATACTGCTCTTCCTGCGCCTAGTCAAGGCTCAGCCTCGCAAGAACGATAAGACCGGCGGAACCAAGATGACTGCCCTCATGGAAGACGACACTGGGGAGATCAAGGTCTTCTTCAACGACCGCAAGTACATCGACTATGGCGCTCCGATGCTGGACCGGGGCCGGGTCGGCACGACCTTGTGGGCGGTCAAGGGTTCGCAGCCCGAGGGCGGTGGCATCATCTTCTGCGATATGATCCGGTTCCTCGGAGAGTTCAAGCAATGAGCATCTCTCCGATTGAACACTCCGTAGCCTGCAGAGAGTACTTGGAGCGCATTGGCGCTCGGATGCGGACCCTGTTCTCTGCGACCATCACCGTGCAGTCGTCCGGCTACGAGAAGGAGACCTACGGGGTCCGGTTCACTCGCCAAGGCGAGATCCGTGGCCCCAGCCACTTGATGCCGACCGAGGACGAGCGGGCGCTGATCCAGGCTGACATCCAAGCGATGAAGTTTCCCAATCAGGTGACCACTGCGGCCCTGAGCAACTCTTCGCTGCCGGAGCTCATCCTGAACGCCCCGAGCGACAAGCTCTTCATATTCCGGAAGCCCAACAACGGCGACATCCGCTTCATCCAGGTTCGCATCGAGCTTGAGAATGGCGACAAGAGGTACGTTCCTCAGACGCTGTGGGACGACAACGTATGGCGTGCGGTGGAGCCTGAAGAGGGTCTGCCGATGTACAACATCGATCAGGTCCGCAAGGGCGATCGGGTCTTCCTGCATGAGGGCGCCAAGGCGGCTAAGGCGGCTATCGCCATCTGCGAGGACACCTCGCACCCTTTCTATGGGACCTTCAAGACCGGCGTGCACGTAGGCTGGATCGGAGGCGCTCACCACATCCACCGCACGCTATGGCATGAGCTACTGTCGATCCAACCGGGCGAGCTCATCATCGTTCCAGACAACGACTTCATCGGTCGCAGCAAGGTCAACTACATGGCCCGCAAGTTCGACTGCCCTGTCTCGTTCATCCGGATGGATAGCAGTTGGCCCAAGTCTTGGGATGTGGCGGACCCGATGCCCAAGCACTTCTTCACTGAGGAGACCGACAAGGAGTTGGGCGGGTTCTACAAGGGTCCCAGCTTCGAGGACATGCTGGTGCCTTGCGACTGGGCGACTGAGGAGGTCGACCAGACCGAGAACGGCAAGCCGATCTACGGCATCAGAGAGGCCTTCGCTCAGAACTGGGTTCGCATCCAGAACCTGCAGCACTATGCCCACATCCAGAACCCTGAGATCACGCTCAACAAGGATCAGTACAACATCGCGGTCCGGCCCTACTCGGACGTCCCGGACACAGCGGCACTGCTTGCCAAGTTCGCAGGCCACATATGCGACAAAGTCACCTTCATGCCTTCCCTTCCGACCGGGCTGGTATCCATGGACGGAGAGTACTGCCTCAACCAGTACGTGGACCGACGCATCCGCCCAGCGCGAACCAACTCCGGGATCGGCACCAAGCCCTTCTGGGACTTCATGGAGTACCTGCTGCCTCGCAAGGAGGAGCGGGAAGTCATTGCCTCGTGGATGGCCACCGTCTACGCCCGCCCGCACGTACGCCTTGCCTTCGGCCTCCTTCTGCTGTCCAAGCTTCAGGGCGTCGGCAAGTCCACTCTCCTCAACATGATGGCCGAGCTAATCGGTCGGAAGCACACCTCGTTCCCCGGGGACGCCATGATCCAGGGCGACTTCAACGGATGGCTAGTCAACAAGCGGCTGGTGGTGGTCCACGAGATCTATGCAGGCCAGTCCTGGAAGACCTACAACCGGCTGAAGACCCTGATCACCGACGAGTTCGTCGAGGCCAACAACAAGCACATCGTCAACTACACCCTGCCCAACTGGACCCACTTCGCCGCCGCGTCCAACTCGCTGGAGGCTCTCCGGATCGAGAACGACGACCGGCGCTGGCACGTCCCTGAACTGCCGACCTACCTCTACGATCGGTATGGCGAACTCAGAGCGTGGGTCCGTGCCGGGGGGTTGCGCTATCTGGCCGGTGAGTTCATGGACTACGGCAACTACCTGCACGAGGGAGATCAAGCCCCCCAGACAGCGGCCAAGTCTAGACTGATCGACCAAGCCATGCCGAACGACGAGCGGATGATCCTGGTCATGATGGAGCGGATGGAGCCCAGCGCCTGCGTGGACGTCAAGGAGCTATGGCTCTGGCTCCAGCAGGAGGCCAAGGGTCGCGCCTTCGTCTCGCCCCAGCGCATCTGCACTCTGCTGGCGGAGCATGGCTACGTCATCGACCCGGTTCGGGTGCTGGGTGCTCGGTCCCGACAGCTGGTCTGGCGCAGTCCCGAGGCCCGGGCCAAGGCCCTAGGAGACGCCACAGGAGAGGCGGAAGTCAAGGTTCTCGCCTCCTGCATGAAAGTCCCGTCGGATATCTTCAAGAACGACGCTGCAATGTAAGTCCATGTTATCTAATTGAAACCAAGGTTGGCTCAGATTCAGGGTAAGGTACTCGGAACCCATGGAGCCAACCCTTGACCAAATCCTTGAGCCTTTGAGGCACTCATAATAATTCTGGATCTTGTGAAATAGTGCGTGCCTTCTCTAACAAGTTCCGGAATAAGGAGCTTACGAGAGACGACAACCCTACGGAGTAAGACCATGAACAACAATCGCCGCAAGCAGATCACCAAGGCCCTCGCCTCCTTCGAAGCTCTGGACCTGGAAGGCAAGCTTGAAGACATCAAGAGCCTCTTCGAAGAGATCCGGGACGACGAGCAAGAGTACTACGACAACATGCCTGAAGGCCTCCAAGGCAGCGAGAAGGGCGAGAAGGCTGAGGCTGCGGTCTCCGCCCTCGAAGAGATCCTGGATGCCCTCAGTGAGATGATTGAGAAGGCCCAAGAGATCCCCGGTCACTGCGACACGGCTCAGGAGTGACCCATATGACCAAGTACCGCATCGCCCTCGGCCTCGACATGAGCTACTGGACGAACATGCACACCGACCGCCTTCTCGGGAATGTTCTCAAGACGCAAGAGGCCGAGACCTGGACCCAGATCAGAGGCACCGCAATCTTCTACACGACCGAGGCGACCCGCGTCATGGAAGACCTCCTCGAAGAGGGATTCGATATGGAAGACTTCCGCTGGATCAACATCAGCAAGGAGTGACCCTCCGGTGACCTGCCCCGAGTGGGCAGGCATCCCGAGTGCCACGTAGACCATGGAGACGATCATGCCGGCAATCAAGCGCACCACCGTGACCGATCAGTATGCAGTCGCTAGCCGCGACGCCCGCGAAGCTAAGGAGAAGGGTCACTGCTCCCCCCTCGCTGTGTCTGTGCTCACCGGCGTCGACTTCAACACCGTCAACGCCATGATGATCGAGGAAGGTCGAAAGCCCCGCATGGGCACGCATCAGTACATCGCTGACCGCGTTATCGAACGTCTGGGATTCAAGAGGGTCCGGGTTGACATGCAGGCGATCATCAAGGGTTATCCTCTGCCGCACTGCAACGTTCTTCGCAACATCACCACGCACCACCCGCGCCGGTTCCCTGGGGCCTTCGATCCGAGCAAGCGCTACCTTGCCCATGTCCGGGGTCACGTTCTGGCGATCGTGGATGGTCAGGTGCAGGACTGGTCAATCAACAACAGCCTTCGCATCTACAAGCTAGAAGAGATCGTCCCAAAATAATATGCACGACTTGTGAAATAGTACGTGCCTTCTGTTCGGGAGTCAGGCATAAGGATCTTACGGAGGCGCTGAGGCGGCTCCGACGGGACCGAGGCCCCAAGCATAAGCTCTCGAGATGACTGGTAGGTCGGCAAGGTTCGCCGCTCTGGTTTCCAGCTTCTCCGTCGCCCGGGATAGTACCCGGTGCCTGAATGAGATACTCGAAACGGAGACGACTATGACCTACTCGATCCACAACGCCTACGACCACTCGATCGTTCGGAGCTTCGAGGTCGATCAGGACACCACGGCGATCAGCCTGTCGATCGCACAAGACTTCGAGGGCGAAGGCACCTGCCGCTTCTACGTCCACAATGGCGTAGGTGTGGTAGCTGCGATCATGACCCGCGACGGCATGGCCCGGCAGATCATGCGCGACGACTACATGAAGTTCTCGGCCAAGGCTCTGGAAGCTCGAAATCAAGCTGGCGTTGAGTGCTGAGCCATGGAAGAGGAAATCAAGCGCATCAAAGATCTAGCCAAGAAGGCTCTTAGAGAAGCAAAGAAGAATAAGCCTGATCCAGACAAGATCTGCGAGATCTTGAGGAGCATTATAGATTGACCCTCCGGTTAGCCCCTGCGTGCGGGGGCCTTCCTGAAGGCCAACCCTACCCACAACCCAAGGAGACTACCATGACCTACCGCACCGCTGAGAACGAGATCCTGGACATCCGCACCGAAGAGGCGCGGGGCTTCCTGGCAAAGCACTACCCGGCTGTGATGGCGGACCGCCCGGTCGGGATGAGCGACGCCTACCAGTTCATGCCGAGCTACAAGATCGCAGAGACGCTGATCGACAAGTTTGGCCTGGGTCTGGTCTCCGTTAGCCAGCAGTTCAGCCGTCGCCGCGATCCCAAGGGTCAGGAGCACTTCATGCGCTTCCGCCTGCCCGATACGATGTCGCTCAAGGCTGTTGGTGACTCGGTCCCCGAGCTGGTGATCATGAACAGCCACAATGGCCGCTCGACCCTTCGCGCCTACGCTGGCGTGTTCCGGTTGATCTGCTCCAACGGCATGGTCGTCGCCGACAAGACCTTCGGCAAGATCAGCCTGCGTCACTTTGGCGCTGAGAACAACTACGAAGCCTTCGGTGGCGTGCTCGACACCATGGGAGCCAACTTCCGTCGGATGGACCTCCGCATGCAGATGCTGGATCAGCTGATGCTGACCCCGGGCCAACAGATCGGTCTTGCCCGGGCGCTGATGAAGGCTCGGGGGGTGCCGGGCTGGGTCGAACCCCAGATGGTCCTGAAGGCTCGTCGCGAGATTGAGATGCCCGCCCCCGATGGCACCCGCTCGGTCTGGAAGACCTACAACGTCCTGCAGGAGAGCCTCGCTGAGGCCCGTGACGTGAGCTTCGAGCGGGCTGGTGCTCGCGCCCGGTCCCTGCGGCCCCTGAGCGGCGCTCGTGCGCAGGTCCTGACGAACGAGCGCCTCTGGACCGCGCTTGAGGAGTTCGTGGCCCATCACTGGCCCGAGTTGGCCTCGGAGATCATGGAGGGAGAAGCCAGCGAGGTCGACACTTCCGGCGCTCTGCTGCTGGGTCAGCAGGATCACATCGAGGACGCTGATGTGATCCCGGAAGAGGCGGTCGAAGTTGCAGACGCTCTGGCCACGCCCGTGGCACCCGAGGACCATGGCCAGGCAGCAGCAGCCCAGGAGGAGCCCATTGTGCGTCCGTTCGATGAGCTGATGTCCCTGTCCTACGAGGAGATGGAGACGATGTCGGACGAGGAGCTCAAGGGTCTGGGCAAGGACGAGCGTTCGAAGCTTTCCAAGCGTAAGAGCTACCTCAAGAAGAAGGCTGGCCTCTGAGCCAAGCCCTTGGGCCTCCGTGGGTGCACCTAGGAGGCCTACTCAATCAGTCCAGTAATAGGAGATGACGTGTCCCGCATCATCATTGACCTGCGCGCCCCTCGGGGCCGAATATCCTGCACTCCCTCTTGGAGCATCTCCCTGATGGAGAAGGCGAAGGCCTTGCCGGACCGTAAGCGGTTCGTCGACAAGATCATGCACTTCGAGCTCACCCCCAAGAACATCGCCTACGTGCGCAGCAGCTTCCGGGGGGCTGAGTTCATCGAGGAGAAGATCGCAGGACTCAAGAACCTCGTCTCGGGTCCGAGACGCAGCTTCGTAACTCGGTTGGATCCGACCCCCCTGCAGCTGGAGGCGGGCACGAAGGCTCAAGGCCAGAAGCTCTTCGCCTTCTTCGAGAAGCCGGGGTCGGGCAAGACGAAGATGATGCTGGACTGGGCTATCGGCCTCTGGTGCGCCGGGGAGATCGATGGCCTGTTCGTGCTGAGCTACGCCGGGGTCCACGAGCAGTGGATCTACGACGAGGCACCCAAGCACATCCATCCTGACATCCCTTGGTTGGGAGTACCGTGGAAGGCTGGCAAGAAGCTAGACACGCGGATCTTCGAGCCAAACCCGGACGTCTTTCGGGTATACGCCATGAACTACGAATCCTACGCTGCGTCTGACAAGGGATTCGAGAGCGCCCACAAGTTCGCGGCGTCCGGAGCCATCGCAGCCGCCGCAGACGAGAGCCAGCGGCTCAAGACTGACGACAGCAAGGTCACCGACCGGGCGATCGGTAACCGGGAAGACTGGACGCACAGATGCATCGGATCGGGCGAGCCTACGCCTCTAGGAATCCAGGACTACTACTCCCAGTTCTGCTTCCTGGACCCTTCCATTATCGGGTGCTGGACCTTCGAAGGGTTCAAGTCCATGTTCTGTCGCATGGGCGGGTTCGAGAACCGGACTGTGGTAGGGTACCACAATCAGGAGTATCTGCACGAGCGCATGGCCCCATACGTGCACGCTGGGGAACCCGATATCGATGCCAAGCAGATCTTCGAGGTCAGTCGCTTCAATCTGGGAGATCGTTGCCGAGAGGCCTACGATCAGCTCAAGGAGGAGCTTCTCCTCGACCTGAGCCAGTACGACCCAACCTCCGGCCTATACCGGCTGCGCTCGGAGTTGGCCAAGGCTACCAAGCTGCGCGAGATCGCATGCGGCAGGATCACAGACCGGGAAGGCAAGGTCCACCAGATCGACACTGTGCGCCTTGAGCTACTGATGTCCCTGCTCGATATCCGCCGCACCAAGAAGGCGGTCATTTGGTCCTGCTTCAAGGAGGACCACCGGCTGCAGCTGGAGGCGATCGGAGAGGGAAAGGCGGCTGTGATCAATGGCGACACTCCCAAGGCTCACCGTCGCGAGCTAGTGAAGGAGTTCACTGACAAGACCAGCAAGCTTCAGTACCTGATCGGGTCGACTGGGGCGCTCGGGACTGGATGGAACCTACAGGGGTCCGCCTACCTCAACTACTACTACTGCTCGGACAACAACGCCGGGAACTTGTGGCAGAGCTGGAAGCGGCTCTACCGGCTCGGGACCGACGGAGACGTCCTGAACACCGACATCGTCGCCCGCAATACCGTGGACGTCGGAACGCTAAACTCAAACCGCAGGAAGCGGGATATCTCGGACATGTCGTTCTCCGAGTTCCGTCGCCTGATCACAGATGAACAGATCGAGAACGAGGAGTTCACAATCTCTGACTTCTCCATGGAGGATATGCGATGAAGACTGTAGCCTGCCGCACCCTGACCGTCTTGGTCGTGATCGCAGTGTCGATCGTGATCGGCCTGCTGATCGATAAGGCTATGGCCAACCTCGCCTACCAGCAGGTGAACGGATCCAATCCGCCTTGGTGAAATGAGAAAGCCCCGGCCTTTCAGCCGGGGCTCATGATCTGTCGGATCGAGGAGATCTTGCTGTTGGCCTCGCTCCAACCGAGGCGGTAGGCCGCAGCGCACTCCCCGAGCGCCCGAGAGGTGTTGCCGGGGGGGCACCACACCGGAACCTCTTGCATCAGCTCATCCGGGATTACCGGCAGGGCTGGTTTCTGGGAGAAGGCCTCGCAGCCAGTCAAGAACAGAAGACTCATAAGGATTGAGAGCTTCATCAGCACCTTCCTTCTCCTCCAATTGCGCGGCTGTCTGCCGCCATTGATCACGTTCAGCCCGGACGTTCGCCAAGTGGGAAGTCAGGACGCGGTTGGCCTCGACGTATCCTGCGACCTTGGCCTGCTCAAGCGCGAGCGAGGCTTCGGTGCTTGCGAGATCAGCCCGGAGGGACGAGATCGTATTCGAGATCCAGATCCCCCCGGCCAAGGCCAAGCCGAGAGCTCCAAGGAGCGCCCATAGCTTGGTCATTTAAGAGCCTCCTTGATGAGCGCCCTCAGGTGGTCCCCGACCTCCAGAGCCTTGCCAGGCTTGGCCATTCCTGGCAGCCACATGATGTCCCACTTGTTGTTCTGCTTGATTCCAAGCGTGGGTTGCACCTCTGCGTGGGTCAGCACCCGGTCGCGCTCAACCGGGATGCCGTACTTCTTGCAGAGGCTGGCGCTGAACATGATCGCAGAGTCAAGCTGCGCCTGCGTGATCGGGTTGTTGCCCGGGTCGAACGGAACCTCCACAGCATTGGCCATTGCGTCGATCGCGAGGCCGATGGCGTAGCTGTTGGCGTTCAGCGTGTGAGCAGCATAGTACTTGCTGCCGCGCTTGATGTTGTCCGGGGTCTGAGCCTCGGGCGGGTGCGACCCGGCCCATACGCAGGCCTTGTCGTCCACGACGTAGTTGTAGTGGTCCCGCTCCAGAGGGATGATGCCGGGTGCTCCGGCGGTCCAGTGGAGATGAAGCCTCCATTTGATGCTCATGGCGGGTCTCCTCTGTTGTCAGGCAGGAACTTGTTGATGATGCGCTGGGCGATCGAGTCACCCCGGCTTGCCACTCCGTCAACGACGTTGAGCGCACCATACACGATGCGGCGGCTTGCGAAACCTGCAGCAGCCATCACCATTGGAGCCGACCAGCCGGGGAAGTGCGAGTGCACCGCCACCGACACCAAGGTCGACACGAAGAAGGCTGTCGCTGCCACCAGCAGCAATGCCGACTTGCTCTCCTGCGGAAGCTCGCAGTTCTTCTTCCGCGCCAACTCCTTCTCCCACGCTCGGGCGATGGCTGCGCCTGCGAGAGCCATGAATAGGCCCCCGAGATACTCGTTGGCGGAGAACTGAACACCGATACTGAGTAAGAAGAGCGAGAACCAGTCTCGGAGGGTACCGATGAATGCGTCCATTATTCTTTCCATTCTGCTGTCCTCCTGTTGAGAACTTACCGCTGGGCTACCAGCTCGCTCTCGCAGAAGGCTTCGCTGCCTCCATTTTCGAACTCGACGATGACTGGGCACTCGTGAACGACCTCTCCTTCGACGTCAGGCATGACGTTGATGACGATCCCGACTTGGCCCTCCAGAGCCGGGATCTTCGAGGAGGCAACCTTGACTTTGGTTCCGGGTTCCATGCTGACCTCTTACGGAAGGATGGAGGGATTGGGATAGGTGTCGCCGAACCAAGCACCCCCCGAAGCATGCGCGGCGGTGAACAGAGCGAAGTCGATCGCGTCTACCTCGGCATAGGTCCGACCTGACACTGTGAGGTCCTCGATGTATGCTCGCTCGATAACGCCCGAGGGTCCGGGTTGGTTCGATCCGCCCCAAGCGTCTACTGATCCGGTAGTAAAGGTCGGATAAAGCGAACCCTTGACGTCTCCGGTTTCCCAACCGTTAGCTCTTGACATGGCGACATTCAAGATCCTCGGAGCGTCAACGTCCCACAAAGACTGGTAAGAAGAAGCTCCGACGTTTCTCTGACCGAGATTGTTTGCTCCGGGAGAATTTCCGCCGCTCGGAACATAGAGGAAGTTCGTCGTGGCTCCGACAGAGGCGGAAAAGTACATCAAGGCTTGCGGAGCGTTTTGGCTTCCCCGCCGGCCAGACCGCAAACTGCGAACCCAGACGCTGACGAAGAAGCTATTCGTCAGCCTGTTGCTGAACATGTAGTTTCGGAGGTATTGCGCCCTGACTCCGAGATTGTTGTTTCCGGACGTATCTCCGACGGGCTGAGCCTTGCTGTAGATACCTGCCAAACCTCCTTTTCCGGATCTCTGTTTCACCGCTTGAACAGAATTTGCTCCGGCAGTATTGATGATCGTGGGGCGAGCTTCCGACTCTGTTATTCCTAGGATCTCAGCTGCAATGTCAGCTGCAATATTCGAGAGGATTGTTCCGTTCACAACCCCCCCGGCGTCGCCGCCTGCCGGGTGGGTCGGGTCCCAGAGCAGAAGGCTGCCGGAAGACAGGATAGGATCAGCATAGATCTTCGGGCCAGCGAAGGTGTTCACGCCGGGGATGATGAGTCTCTTTCCCATTGTTCAGCTCCAGAATGCGAGAGACAGGCCAGCCAAGTAGAAGCTGACAGCAATGACGTATTGACCATAGTCGTTATGGTGAACGGCATCAGACCGGAAGGAAGGCGGCACAGACCCAACTGCGATAGCGTCGAGATCTTTCTGAGTCGGCGTCAGGCCGGTGATCTCGAAAGCCCACAAGGAGGACATCCGAGCTCTGATGTTTACGAACCGAGGACCAAACTCTTTCAGGTAACGTTCTTCCATTGCAGCATTGGTTGCTGCGTTGACTCCGGTCCGGGTCCAGACCAAGAACCTTCCGGCGCGGCCTTGGCTTGTGAAGTTGATCATGGCCCAGTTCATCCGGATCAGATCGTCAAGGTCGACGTAGCCTCCGTTCTGGCCAATCCCGATAATGGGAAGATCTTCCTTGTATGCCATGAACGCGTTGGTCCGAAGGCGAGCAGGGAACAGAGCAGCAACAGCATCACCGGCCACC